TCTGTATATAACAAGACTATCCTCAATCATTCTAAGTTGATTGAGTGACTTAATTGCTTTTTGGAGATACGATAAGCATGTACCCTTATTCCTATCGACAAGACCAGAAGTGCAATATGTAATCGAATCTTTTGCAAGTTTAACCCCCGACATTGATGTACCTGCACCACCCATTGCCATATTAGTTGGATAGCGTGGTTCAGGAGTGTACATAAAATACTCCTCTATCTTAGGGAAGTATACTTTTTCTGATTCATGTACATTACTTGTATTAAATACACCGCCCGTAGAATCTTTTTTCTTCTGCTCCTTGCGAACATATCGCATCTTCATAGGATCGATATACCTCAGTTCTTGTATGCCATCCTGAGGCTTTTTCATATCAATAACTTTATTATAATAAACTCTACCATCAACATACCAGTTTCTAAAGATCTCATGTGCTTTAGAATCAAAATCTAATAGATCTTTAATATGTTTAAATTCTGCTCTAATCTTATCTTTGATACCATCAGATGCATTAAGATTATCCAGATCAATCTCTACAGGAGAATCATTAGTATCTGATACTATTGCTTCATTAACTATATCTTCTATAGCATTATCCACCTCAGGGTGGAGTGCCATCTCTCTATATTTGCGAATGGCAGCATGTTCATTCTTATAGATTCCTTCTAGATCTATTACTTGACTTGAGAAACCAGACTGTATATAATAATCAACCCCATCCTCGCCTGTCTGCGGAATGGGGGATACTACACCCTTAGGTAAATCGTCTTTATCCTCAATAGAAAATCCAAAAAGCCGTGCCATTATAATAGAAAGATACCTTGATACCTATCTATTTATCAGCTTACATTACCACCATTTCCAGCAGCTTCCCACCACTGCACCTGTAGAGTTACTGTAAACTCTTCAATTGCATCAGTAGAATCGTATGATAAATCAATAGCACTTACATTTGTTGGGAATATACTGTAGAACTTATATGTTCTTAATACAGGCATATCCTGATCTGATTGTTGCGATGAAGCATCTATACCAGATCTACCAAGTTGATACACAAATGCATCCTTAGTATAATCTTCTGGATTTGTCTTACCAGACATATCAGAGACCTTAGCCATGATGTTCATCCATCTCTCGAATGAACCTCTGATAGCAAAGTCGGTGTCGTTGATGACAGTAATCTGCCACTCATCGAATGTCCTATCTCCTGCAATCTTAAGTTGTCTTCCTCTGAAAGGAACACTTATTGCAGCGATATTAGATGCTGGTAGAGCAGATGCTTTGACAAGGAACCTAGTCTTAGGATCTATGTCATTAACAGTTGAATCTACTGTACCATCTGGAAATGCAAGAACTACCTCAAACAGATTAGGTCTTGCAATACCACCCGTCAACCTCGACTTAAACTTGTCGATAGTCCTTTCCGAAGTCTTTGGTGGGTTTGCGGAATTGATTGCCATTAGTCTTACCTAAAGTGTGTTAATAATTAAACCTTTCCAATAACCTCATCAAAGGAAACACCTGTGCGTGTAGCAACAAAGGTTAGTCCGATGAAGTTAATAGATCTTGCTGGTTTGATGTAGATGTCAGCAACAAACTCATTGCTGTCAATAATAGCAGGGGTGTTGTTGGTCTCATCGCATATAACGACGAAATCTTGAATACCACGCTTAGACTGTACATCACGAAGGAATGGTTCAACGATATTGATAAAGTTGATCCTTGTGATCTCATCGTTGAATTCAAATAGGATGTCTTTGGCAGCAGCAGCGATTGCCTTCTCAAGGAAGATAAACAATCTACGAACATTGATTCTGTCAAAGGCAGAAGACCTACCTAATCCAGTCTTATCACCGAATAGTACAATACCTGCACCAGGTGAGAAGATGATTGGATTAATTCTGTTAGAGTACAATTTGTCTCTATGTATTTTGTTAGGAGCGTATGCTAGTTTAACAGCATTTAGAATCGCACCTCTTGCAGTTCCACCTGGTGAGAACCAAGGGAAGTTATTAATGTCGTTTCTTGCACATGTACCAGCGATATCTCCGTTCATTGGAACATAACGGAATTGCTGATTAAATCTGTCGTACATGTACTTGTAACCACTATCTAAGATCGCATAGGAACTAGATGTGATTGGTGAGTAGTAATTGACGATATTGTCAGTGACAGTATCTACATTTAAAACTAGTGACTCACCTGATCCAGATGGAGCTAAGAATGATTCCCTTGAAGGTGATAGGAATGCGATGCAATCCTTTCTAAACTCAGCAATTTCAATCAATTTATTTGAAAGTGCTTGTGTCTCATACTTACCGTGGTTAGCAGAACCTAGTAGTAGGAAATCAACATCATAGAGATCTGGGTCTCTTAGATAATCGTATGCTTCTGATAGAGCACCGATATCAAGATTTAATGCATTCAATGAAGTAATAGTGGATATGCCATTATAGTTGACACCTCCTCCAAGTATTCCATTGTAATTACCAATGGCACTGAAGTTTACATTCTCGGTGTTCTGATCCCATCCACCGTCACCAAATAGATCCCAACCGTCTGCAGCAAATCCAACAGTTGTAATACCTGCAGGAGCACCACCAGCAAATAGGTTTGGTGAACCAACTTCAATAACCTTTCTCCAGTATGAAGATGAACCAGCAGAATACTGACCATCTTTTGCCTTAGACAAATTAGTATGCTTCTCTAATATAGAACCAGCGTTTCCTGTGATAGTACCACTATCATCGTAAGCAACAACATGAACTTCATCGAAACGAGAATTTCTAGTTGCAGCATAAGCAGAAGTTCCTGGCTTATCAGCAATTTGATTCCACTTAACAACAGTTCCATTTGCTAGAGTAAAGGTCTGTTGATTGAACCAATCTTTAGAATTTGTATAGGTACAAACTCCACTATAGGTTCCAGGAGCAAGGTTTCTCCAACTACCATATCTTCTAGCTTCATTGGTATGAATACCAATAGTAGCATCACTACCAGCAGGATCAGAGAAACTATAAGTTCCACCTTCCTGATAGTCAACTGCAGTCTCAGTATTACCAGCAGATACATGAGAGATTAACTTAACAGTAATCTCAGAGTTACCTACATCAACGATAATTCCTTTGAAATATCCATCTAGAAGACTAGTTGAACCAGCACCAGCAATAACTGTACCAGATGGGACAGTCTGTGTTACAGCGTAACCAACTTTTAGATCTATAGGATCGATTGGGACTGTGGTAGAACCATAACCCAATACATTTGTAGTAACGATACCAGTTAAAACTTGGTCTCCTTTACCGTCTATGGTAGCAACCCTTATTCCATTTGACCAAGAACCTGGGTTCTTAGCAGCGTATGTAACGCCAGCAATGGTATTTTCAGCATACCCTAAGTTTGTATAGTCCTCAGGACTTTTAATCTTAACGCTTGTTGCTGATCCTACAAAACCGTTTTTAAGTTCTTCGTCATCTGCACGAACCACCCTCATCACACCACCGTAGGCGAGATAGGATGAAGCAGTTAACCAATACTCATAGTGGCTTTGAAGAGGATATGGTTGCCCGAAAGTATCCAGAAGATCCGCTTCAGTTTCAATGAGTTCTGGGGTCTCGACTGGTCCTTTCTCGAAAGGTGCAGCTAAACCAGCAGTTTTCGATGATGTTGCATCGACTCTACCGTTGGTTAGGTCTACTTCCCTTACAACAATACCAGGAGATGCTAGATTAAGTGGCATCTTTTCGTTCCTCTATAGAATCCAATTTGTCTATGATTATTTATTGTTTACAGTAGTTTAAACGGGGAAACAGCACATGAACTACCAGTCTGGATATACCCAGTTACTATTATCTTTCTTCCTACTAGCAATCACTCTTGCAACAGTACATGCTTTACATTCATAACTGTAACTAGATGGTAAATGTGTACTTTTTTTATGTGTTATATAAAATCCTTCTATTAAATTCTTGACACTACCACAGACTCTACATCTTCTTTCACTCAGTAATAACTCGCCATGATCAAATTGTGATTCTAAGTCGAATTCCATTTCTTTAAGATCCAACTGCTAGAGTTTTGTTTGTGTGTACCACCAACCCCAAATGCAAATTGCACTCTAGGATCTTTATCAAATGCATCTATCTCAGGTATATTATCCTGTGTCCTATCTCCACCATTAGCAAATAATACATCGTCAAATAATACTAATGCTTTGTTGATAAGATCTATAGAACTATTATTATCATCATTAAATGCCACAGCACTATCAACCATTCTCAGTTCTCGAATGACTGCCATCCTTTCTTCTATGGGCATGAATGGTTTACCCTTCTTTCTAGTTAGCCATTCATCAGAGTTCAATCCTACTATAAGAATGTCTCCTAATTTTTTTGCTTCTTTAAAGTGTTCAATGTGTCCACTGTGGATAGGGTCAAATCCACCACTAACAATAACAACTCTCATTACCAAATCCTAGTTAATTGACGAACATCAGATACACCAAACAATGCTTTACAAGTTTGCTCTGCATCTTCTCTTAAATTAGATGGTGATATAAACTCCACCTTTGTAAGTCTATTACTCTCTAAGAGTATTTGGGCAGACCATTTAACTGATTTCATTTGTACTCCCACATATATGACAGATCCCCATACTCATCAACCTTTGCCCATCTGTCACCTTCTTCATCCACGAATTCATCTTCATCTTCTATACCATTTAGTATGAATCCAAATGGAGCCATATCTTGTTCGATCTGATTCTTTTGCTCCTCATAGATGCGTTTACGGACATCCGTATCTGTCATCTCTTTAAAGTAGTCTTGTGCTACTAACCAAGCAAATATAACAAGACACATTGCAAGGTCATCATGGCAACCATCTTCTGCCTCCCATGATTGTTTCTTTTGAACAAAGGTTGTTAATTCTGCTATGATATCATAATCATGTGTTTCTATCTTATCATCCTCCATTAAAGTTTTCAAGTTAGAACAACCTAATTTCTTAACTGCCTGTGTCATCCTAACGCCCATCTGTGTCTTACTACCAGAGAATCCTGATCCTACTTG